CTTGAGGTTTGCGAAGAGTTGTTACGGCGAATGGATACTGGTCAGATGGAGATGGAATTTTAGATGGGGAGTGTGCAATGAGAAAGAGAACGGGGCATTTGGTTGTTTCTGAGGCTTCGTTTGATCGGGACCGTTGGCCTAACTTTAGTTTTGGGGAGTTGAGGTGTCGGCATACGGGGGCTTGTCTTATGGACGAGTCTTTTCTGGATCGGTTGCAGTTGTTACGCGATGCGGTGGGGCCATTGGTTGTTACTTCGGGGTATCGCTCGCGGGCTCATCCGGTGGAGGCTAAGAAGGATCTTCCTGGGGCTCATACGTCTGGTCGGGCTGTGGACGTGGCCTGCCGGGGTGAGCAGGCGTATCAAGTGTTGGGCAAGGCATTGGAGCTTGGGTTTACGGGGATTGGGGTGAGTCAAAGTGGGGAGGGTGGTCGGTTTTTGCATTTGGATGATCTGGGCAACGTGGAGTATCATGGCCCCAGACCTGCGGTATGGAGTTATTGAGGTGAAGATTAAGGGCAAGCATCAAGAGGCGATCCAGATGATGATTTTGGATCGGTTTTCCAGAAATAGCCTTACGAGCCAGATTGCCAAGCAGTTGGGGGTAACGGTTTCGGCGGTTAATTACTGGAGGGCAGACGAGGACTTCCAGGCGGAGTATCAGAAGCAGTTGAGTATTTACCAGAAGGATTTTTCTGATATTAAGCTGGCGGATCGCAAGGAGCGGGTTAAGGTCTTGTCGGAGATGTTTGAGCATATACCGGAGCCTCGGGTTTCGTTGAGGCTGAAGGTGCTGGAGCAGATACGGCAAGAGGTGGGTGATGACCGGATACAAATCGAGCATACGGTTGAGATGAAGGGTCCGAATGTCCCGCCGAGGGCTGAAAGTTACGAGGAATGGATTAAGCAAAACGAGCAGATGCTTGCGGCGTTGCCGGATTCGTCTGTTGAAGCGGATTTCAGCGTAGAGGCGTAACAATGAGTTGGCAACCGCAACCTGGGCCACAAGAAAAGGCTATACGTGCTTCTTTTGTCGATGAAATCTTCTTCGGCGGAGCGCGAGGTGGGGGTAAGACGGATTTGCTTCTCGGAGATTTCGCTGCCGACATACAGCAGTATGGCGAGCATTGGCGTGGGGTCTTGTTTAGACGGACCTATCCCGAGTTGGATGAGATCGTAGATCGCAGCAGGGCTATTTATTTTGAGATGTTCCCCGAGGCGGAGTATAAGGTCGGTTCCCATACATGGCACTTTCCCGGCGGGGCTACGCTCAAGCTGCGACACATAGAGACAGAACTGGACGCAGACCATTATCAAGGCCACCAGTACACTTGGATCGGGTGGGACGAAATGGGCTCATGGCCCGATCTTAAAGCCTATCATAGACTTAAGGCTTGTCTCCGCTCTGCCCATGCGGTGCCTGTCAAGCGTATTCGGGTTACAGGCAACCCCGGCGGCCCCGGCCATAACGAGGTGAAGCGGTATTTTGTCGATGCAGGCGAAGAAGGGCATCTTGTAACAGGGCCAGATAAGATGACGCGGATGTATATCCGCAGTCTTGTTACAGACAACAAGGTATTGTTACAAAGTGATCCAGGGTATATTGATCGCTTGAAGGCGGTAGGCGATGAGCAGTTGGTGCAGGCGTGGTTGGAGGGTGATTGGGATGCAATGGTCGGTGCTTTTTTCTCAAATTGGCATGGTAACAAGGTCCAGGTGCCTTCTTTCAACATCCCAGACCATTGGCCCCTCTTTGGGGCTTTAGATTATGGCGAATCGGCTCCGTCCAGCTTCGGCTTGTATACTGTAGACCATGATGATAACGTCTATCGTGTTACGGAGTATTATCAAGGCAATGCCTCGGCTTCGCAACATGCCGAGGGCATCACCAAGATCATTGAGGGATGTCCGTTTACTGGAGGTCGTAGCCCCCAGGCTATTTATGCCGATCCGAGCATTTTCGTCAAGCGCAGGCTTACCGAAGCGATGAACCGAAGCCCTGCTGATGTGTTCGGAGAGAATGGTTTATGGTTGACAAGAGCCAACAATGATCGTATAAATGGATGGAGGGTTTGTAACGATGCGCTGATCAATGAGCGTTTTTATTGCTTTGCGGGATGGAACGATGCTCTATGCCGCACAGTGCCTACGCTTCCAAGATCGGCCCGAAACCCCGAAGACCTCGACACTCATGCCGAGGATCATGCAGCCGATGAATGGCGTTACGCTATGATGCACTGTTACAAGCCTCATGCCGCACCGCCTGTAACACCTTACGAGGGAACGGCTCAACAGGCGTTGGATTCCCTCGGAAGCAGTGGAAGCAAAAAAGGACGATACGACACCGCATGAACAAAACGACTTACGGGAAATTATTCCCTGTAGGCATAATGAGGACGGATGAAATGGCCGGATTCAACGGAACCCCCAAGCCTTCTCGCAGTAAGCCGAGTGGTGCCAAACGTGTAAAGCCCGTTGGCCCGAAAGCGGATTTGATGAAAAAAGGCAAAGGAACCAAGTAATGCCAAAGGTTGGTGGCAAGCACTTCGCATACACTCCTGCTGGACAGGCTGCTGCCAAAAGAGAAGCGGCTAAGATGGGTAAATCCGTCAAAAGCGGATCTAAGCGAAAGAAAAGCGGGGCTTCGGGGTTTAACGGAACCCCCAAGCCTGCATCGAGGTAGTGGATGAAAAAGCAAGAGATTGATTTCTGGCGCGGGGCTATCGAAAACACCAAGGTGTGGATGCGCCCCCGTCATAAGTTGTGGAAGCGGCTCCTCAAAGCCTATGAGATGGATTTTGAGGTGGCAGGCTTACCAGAGGACAAGACTGTCCGAATCTCACGCTTTTACCCCCTCACTCGGCAGATCATAGCCAGTATAAGCTATAACTACCCCCATGTATTCTTCCATGTCGAAGAGCCGGACAGGGAGTTTGCTTCGGACATATTGGAGCGAGTAGCCAATGCTGCATTAGAGCAGATGGATACCAAGGCTGAAGTGCAACAGGTTATTTTCGATGCACTTTACTGCGATGTGGGATGGCTCAAGTATGGATACAATCCCCCAGGCGACAACGATATTGTTGCGCCTTATACGATCAACGATGCCCTTTCTGATGATTTTCCTTATGTGCATCGGGTCAATCCGTTCAATGTCTTTATAGACCCACTTACGCCTCCCCATCGACTTTCTCACGCTCGTTACATCATCGAAAAGATGATGGTGCCGCTTGAATATGTGCGCGATGATCCCCGCTTTGAAAACAGAAGGCAGATACAGGCGGTAGACGAAGAAAATAATACCGATACTCTACTGTATGATGTGGAAAGTGGAGGGGTAAGCGAAGAAGCTGAAGCTATAAGCGAGGCTAAGTCGCAAGGCAAGATGACGGTCCTCTACGAGATCCATGACCGGATGCACCAAAAGCGCATTACTTTTGCCGAAACAGTACGCGAGCCCATCGAAGAGATAGACCATCCGATGTTGGCTATGAAGCCCGTCATGCTGCCCGATCCATATACGGGGGAAATGATGATGACGGGTGAGTTTGAAAAAGAAGGGGGCTATCTCACTACAGGTGGATTCCCTTACCATGCACTTAAGTTCGACCAGACGCAGGAATCGTTTTACGGCAAGCCCCCAATGGCGTATGCCGAAGACACTCAAAAGCTCATCGTGGAAAGCGTATCGCGCAGGGCCGACCTCCTTAAACGCTTCTCCCGCACTGTCTTAGGGTCGCGCAGGGAGCGTGATGCTAATGCCGACATCGGAGAGACATTGGAGCAGGGTAGGGATGGAGACATCATATGGGTCGAAGATCCACAAGCCTCTTTTAAAGCTCTTGACTTCGGCAACCCGCCCCCCGACCAGCTTGGATTAGAAAACGATGCTCGCTCCTATGAAGAGCAAGCATTGAACGTATCTCAGATGTCAATGGGGGGTGGACCCAAGCGCACTGCTACCGAGGCTTCGTTGATAGCCAGCTTTGGTCAGTTGAACCGAGAGTGGATGCAGATGAAGGTAGCCGATGCGTATAGGGCTACAGTTCATAATACGCTTCGCATGATGGCAGATGCCCGTTATACCCCAGAGAATTTTTTGATTAACGTAGCGCGAGACGAGTCCGATCCGGTGTATGAGGCCGTAAGCGTAGATATGCTGCGTGTCCGGTTTAAGGTTGATGTGGTCGCTGGAAGCACTTCGCCTATCACGGAGCAGTTGGAGCGCGAAGATGCGCTGGCCCTTTTCAACTACACCATACAGTTACCCGAGATCAATCGAATGGAAGCGATCAAGGGATTGTTGAAGGCGTTTAAGGTGAGTGACCCCGACAAGTATCTGGGACGCACTGATGCCGATGCAACAAAACTGGCTAGCATGGAAAACGTGGCCTATCTGTTACGAGGCTCCAATCCTAATGTAACACCGGACGAAGACCATCAAGTCCATATGAAGATTCATTCTCAGATACAAACATTGCCAGAGATGCAGCAACTCTTGCCCCAACAGCAACAGCAAGTGTTACAGCTAGCTCAGCAGCACACACAGCAGCATCAACAGGCATTGGCCCAGAAAGCGCAAGGTGGGGCGCAGCGAGGGGGAGGTGGTGGCAAGCCTGCGGGAGATGTGCGGGAGCGCGATGGACAGGAAGGCAATATTATCTCTATGGTTAGGTCTAACGCACAAGAGATGTCACAGCAACTGCAACGAGCCCCAGGACAAAACTAAATGCTTTTCCATGACTTTGAGTGTAACAAGTGTGGCAATATAGACGAAGACGTTCCCTTTGAGAACCATCATTCGATTGAAAGGGAAGTGGATTGCTCTAGGTGCGGAAGCGCGGCTTCTATGCTATTTTCAAGAAGGAATTTTCTCCACCAAAACCATTCTGGCATGTATGGCAAGTGGCACGATGGCTTTGGTTGCGTAGTAGAGAGTTATAGTCATAAGCAGTCGTTATTAAAAAAATACAATGTCATTGAATCTGCCGATCCTGTTGGGGGATCTCGGAACCATATAGGGTCGGATGTTACTTCACCAAACCAAACCAAGGCAGAGGGGCCGCAATGGTCTTTCGGGGGATCTCCGAAAGAAGCCATCGAAGCCGCTCAACGCCATATGGAGGAATAACCCATGTCCGAAGCTATACTGGATTTGGACTCCATTTCACCGGACGAGAACACTTCAGTGGAATCCTCGGGAGAGACTACGGATAATTCTGCCGTAGAGCTTTTCCCCGAAGACAGCCCATCTGAATCCTCTACGGTAGACAGTGGACACTCTGAGTCGAGAAATGCCGAGGCTTTCAACCCGGACACAGTAGATTGGAATCGAGTTGATCCCACTACGGTGCCGGATCAGTACCAGCCTGTCCTAAAGGCAGTAAAAAGCCAGCAGGCCGATTATACGCGCAAAATGCAAGACTTAGCAGACCAAAGGCGAAATCAAGAGTCTAAGGAATCTGAGTTACGCAGGATGCAAGGTGAGTGGGCAGATCGTGTGCAATCTGTTGCCGCACCACAGCAACAGGCGTTAGATCCTGTTACGCAGTTGCGAGCGCAGTCTACGGAAGAAGAAAATAAAGCAATGGACTTTATGGACTTTTACGTAGAGCAGCGTACGCATCAGAAATTCGCTGAACTGGAAGATCGTTATAACAATTTGTTACAGCGAGTCCAAAAAAGCGAAGCAACATTGCCTACGATAAATTCCCACATTAGAGAGCAAGCCGTGTCTCGCACTAACTCGGCAGTAGCAGAGGCAGTGCAAGAGCATGGTGACGATGTGAGAAACCCGAAATGGACACCGGAGATGCTTCGCCTTATGGCGAATGACAGCAGGGGAACGCCTCATCTCAATCCAAATACGGGTAAGCCCTACACCGTAAAAGAAGCCTATGAAAAAGTGGCGGGTGTTACGGCCAATAGTGCAAGTGCCCTGCGAAGTGCCAACAGGCAAGCTCGTAGAGGTGCAAAAAATGCAGTGCGGGCCAGCGCATCAGTCAATGCTTCTGAGGACGGGTCGGCATTAACCGACAACGAGGTCTTGTCTAAGCTGCAAGGTCTTGGATTTGAATAACATGTAACAAGGAGAATTAACCGTGGCTAACACAAGCACTACTGAAACCTGGGATGCTGCGTGGACGCTGACAATGCGAGCGAAGCGCAAGAGATTGACAGACAATTTCTTTGATTCGTATCCGACATTGGAGGCTTTTCGCTCTAGTGGTTCCCTGGAAATGGAAAATGGCGGGAAAGAGATCCAAGAGGATATTCTCTATTCCGGTAACTCTGCTGAATATTTCAGCGGCTATGATGTGTTGAATACGGATGCTGTTGATGGTATCACCGCAGCTTTCTATCCGTTCCGTTATGCCAGTTGTCCCATCACTATCAATCACATTGAAGAGATGGAGAACCGGAAAACGGATGCGGCGATGAAGTTGCTGGAAGCCAAAACGCAGCAGTCGATGCTCACCCTGCGCGATCAGATCAACAGTTCGCTCTATTCCGCACAGACGGGCAAGGCTCCGTTGGGCTTTCAAGACATTATTGCCGATGCCCCCTCTTCTTCGCCCACCACCTTGGGTGGAGTCACTGTCAGCGGTAATAGCTGGTGGCAGAACAAGACGGAAAACGCCACCTCCGATACGTCTTTCAAGACTATCACCGGGACGAATTTCTACGAGGGCATGATACGCATGAGTACGTTGTGGAACGAGGTTTCGGAAGGCAATGAACAGCCGACCCATATCTTTACTACCAACGGTATCTATGCTGATTATGAGGAGATTTTTGAAGGCACTGGCTACCAGCGTCTTAGCTCCAAAGACACTCCTGGCGTAGACGGACGATTGCCATCTTATCGTGGCATCCCCGTTCAGTATGACCGTGATTGCGGCTCTAACCGCATTTATTTCCTTAATACCAACTACCTTAAGTTGAAGATGCAGAATGGGATGAACTTTGCGAAGACCCCGTTCCGCGAGCCTGCTAATCAGATGGCGAAAGTTGCTTTCATCATCGTTGGTCTTCAGCTAACGACTAACAATCGCCGTAGGCAGGGTGTTGTTATTAACGTCAACGACTAAAATCCGAGCCGCAAGCCAATGCAGCTTTTAAGCCTAG